TAGTGGCACAACAGGATCAAGTGGTACAAGCGGAAGTAGCGGTACATCAGGATCAAGTGGTACCGCTGGTAGTAGTGGCACAACAGGTAGTAGTGGTACAAGCGGAAGTAGCGGTACATCAGGATCAAGTGGTACAAGCGGTAGTAGTGGTACTAGTGGTAGTGCTGGATCAAGTGGTAGTAGTGGAAGTAGCGGTACAAGTGGAAGTAGTGGCACAACAGGATCAAGTGGTACAAGCGGAAGTAGCGGTACATCAGGATCAAGTGGTACAAGTGGATCTAGCGGTACCGCTGGAAGTAGTGGAACAAGCGTAACCGTTTCAGGCACAACAAATACAATAGTTAAATTCACATCTTCTTCTACAATTGGTGATAGCAATACTACAGATGTTACTCATAGTATAAATGTTAATGGAGTTGTTGTTGGTAGAGGTGTTGGTAATATTGTTAGTAATACTGTTGTTGGTAATAATGCATTAAATTCAAATACAACTGGTACTAATAACAGCGCATTTGGTTCACAGGCGTTATTTGCTAATACATCTGGATACAATAATAGCGCATTTGGTTTTCAGTCTTTAAATAATAATGTAATTGGAAATAACAATACTGCTGTCGGTCATCAAGCTCTCTACAGTAACATAACTAACAATAATAGCGCATTTGGTTACAAAGCGTTGTATACTAATACAACTGGTATAAACAATTCAGCATTTGGTTTAAATGCTTTGACAAATAATACAATTGGTAATTATAATGTTGCTGTAGGTTTATCGGTAATGCAACAAAATACAACAGGTAGTAATAATAATGCATTTGGTTATCAATCACTTTATAATAATACTATAGGCACAAATAACAGCGCATTTGGTGATACATCTTTAAGATCAAATACAACAGGTAGCAAAAATTCTGCTTTCGGTAAACAAGCTTTATATAGCAATACTATTGGTACAAAGAATGTAGCTGTTGGATTTCAATCATTGTATTATAATACTACAGGTAATAATAGTGCATTTGGTTACAAAGCGTTATTTAGCAATACAACAGGCACATACAATACTGCTGTAGGTTTTTCATCGTTATTATCTAATACAATTGGTTTATATAATACCGCAGTTGGTTATCAAGCACTAAATCTCAATACAACTGGTAATGGTAACAGTGCATTTGGCACTAGCGCTTTAGAAAGAAATACAATAGGAACTGGTAATAACGCATTTGGTTTTCAATCTTTAGCTTTTAATACTATAGGCACAGATAACAGTGCATTTGGCGATACATCTTTATATTCTAATACAACAGGTAGCAAAAATTCTGCTTTCGGTAAACAAGCTTTATATAGCAATACTATTGGTATAGATAATAGTTCTTTTGGTGCGTATTCTCTTAGAAGCTTAACAACTAGCGTTGAAAATACAGCAATAGGTCAATCTTCTGGTTATGATATAACCACTGGTAGAACAAATACATTACTTGGATTTAATACAGGCAGAGAAATTACCACGGGTAATTACAACACAATTCTAGGTGCAAATGTAACCGGATTATCTACATCTATATCCAACAACATTATACTTGCCGATGGTCAAGGAAATCAAAGAATAAATGTTAATAGTAGCGGTAATGTAGGTATAGGAGTAACAAATCCAAGAGTATTATTAGATCTGGCTAAAGCTAATAATGTTGCTCAAGTTCTTTTATTAGGAGAAGTTGGAGCAAATATTAGAGTAGGATTTGGTCTCCACCCTTCTAATGCAGGAATGAGAATTTTTTCTATTAATCATATAACTGATGGTGGTATTGAATTTGGAGGAATCTCTTCTAGTGATGGGTCTACATGGACTAGAAATCATAGGCTTGGACTTGCTGGTGGAAATTCTTTTTTTAACGAACAGGGCGGTAATGTAGGTATAGGTACAACAAGTCCTGGTTCAAAGTTTGAAATGTATGGTGGTAATATGACCATCAAAATGACAGGTGTAACTACAGGTTCTATTCATTTCAAAAATAGTAGCAATACCAAAATACAAGAAATAAGATATGATGACAGCGATGGTAGTTTAACTTTAGGTGGTGTTGGTAGTTATCCAATTAAGTTCATAACAAGTACCACTGAAAAAATGCGTATTGCAGGAGATGGTAATGTTGGTATAGGTACATCTATACCAAGTCAAAAATTACATATTAAATCAACTGGTACATTTGCTGCAATAAAATTTACAAACAGCGTTTCTGATGCGGGAATTATAAGTTATTCATCTGATAATCTTTATTTTTATACAGCAAATGCTCAACGAATTACGATTGACACTGCTGGTAATGTAGGTATAGGCACAACAAGTCCTCTTGGAAAGTTACATATATATGGTTTCTTGAGAGTTGGTGGGGCGGCTAATGAACAAACTGGAATAATTGCTTTAGGTAATGATGCTCATCCGACTGGTACATATGGTGATAATGGAATATTTAGAGGAGGAATTGGATCATTAGGTAGTAATAATTATCTTAATGTCTGTAGTTATCAAGGTATTGTTTTTAATGTTCAAAATGCGGGATTCGGTTCTCAAGCTGTTAGAATGCTTATTGATGTTAATGGCAATGTAGGTATAGGCACATCTACATTATTTGCAAAATTAGTGGTGTCAAATGGTTCTGGTGAAAACATAGAATTTACTCCTGGAAATGCAACTGTAAATGGTGGTCTAATAGAAAATATTAATAGATCTACTGGTACTACAAGACCCGATTTAAATTTGTTTACATCAAATGCAAGTAGTGGTTCTATTAAATTCTATACAAATGGTGTTAATGAAAGAATGCGTGTTAATTTTGATGGTAATGTAGGTATTGGTAGTAGTAGTCCTGCTTATAAATTGGATGTAAATGGAAATGCAAATTTTACAAATGGTTTTTACACAAATACAAATGCGTCTAGTACGTCTTATTTTGTAGGTGCAAACGGTACAAGACCAATTATATTTCAAAACAATACAGGTGCAGCATATGATTTTGGATTTAAATTTTATGACTCAAATACATTGAGTATAGTGGGAGGTAACACTTTAGCAAATCCAACTACCGATTTAGTTGTATTCAAATATGATGGCAATGTTGGTATAGGTACAACTAGTCCTGCTACTAAATTAGATGTATTTGGCCCTGTATCTGTACGAGGCACCAGAGTCTTAACCACCGCTTTTGATATTTCTGGTGGATTAACATATGATATATACGGAAATATAAGAGTATTGAGAAGCGATTCTGCTCAAGGTGATGGTATGTACATCGGTTATGGTGGTTCAGGTGGTCCACTAAGATTCTTTAGTAATACTGGTACACAAGAATTTATGACAATTGCCACCACAGGTAACGTTGGTATTGGATCCACATCTCCAGCTTATAAATTGGATGTAAATGGTATCCTAGCCAGTGCTGGCTCTCCAATTGCTTGGTTTTCTGGAAGTTATAATAGAATATACGAACCAGCAGGTAATCCAGCATTGTATCTAGGAAATAACAGCGATCCAGCAAATTATTATGATAATAGTACTCACTATTTCAGAAACAGAGGTGGTAGTAGTAATTACGCAATCATAAATAGTAGTGGTAATCTTGGTATTGGCACATCAACCATTGATGCCCCACTTCACGTATATAGAGCTAGCAATCCTTGGATATACCTACATGGTGGTGGTAAGTTTGGATATATCAGATTCAGTGATGGTACAAGCAATGCTTATTTGTTTAAAAATACAAGTTCCGATACAACCAATGGTGCATTAGCAGGTGCTATGTACACATATACAGATAGTGGAAAAGCATTTCAACATATTCATTCAGGCACACCATTATTTACAATATTAAGTGGTGGTAGCGTTGGTATAGGCACAACAAGTCCTAGTAGTAAACTTCATGTATCTGGCTCTGTTAAAATTAGCGGATTGACCACAAATGCAACCGGATACTATCTAACAGTAGATAATACAACAGGTGTTGTTCATAAATCAACCGCAACCGCAGCAGGCACATCTGGTTCAAGCGGTACAAGTGGAAGTAGTGGAGCTAGCGGTACAAGTGGAAGTAGCGGTACAAGTGGTTCAAATGGTACAAGTGGAAGTAGTGGAGCTAGCGGTACAAGTGGTAGTAGTGGAAGTAGTGGTACAAGTGGAAGTAGTGGTACAAGTGGACAAACTGGATCAAGTGGAAGTAGTGGTACAAGTGGAAGTAGTGGTACTAGCGGTACAAGTGGAAGTAGTGGTACAAGTGGAAGTAGTGGTTTAAGTGGATCAAGTGGAAGTAGTGGCAGTTCTGGATCAGGAGTTTCTGGTGGTACAAATAATATAGTTGCAAAATTTAGTGGTGCTACAACACTTGCAACTTCTACTATAACGGATAATGGAACTACAGTTACAATTGCTGCAGCAAGTAGCATACAAGGTGTTAAGGAAACGTATGCAACTACTGCACCTACATCTAGTGTTGTTACTATAGACCTTAATACTACAACTGTTGCTTTGTTAACTCTTAATGCTAGTGTTACTAGTTTTACTATTAATAATTTAACCGCTGGAAAAGTTAATTCATTTACAATAGTAACAGTACCAAATGGATCGGTGTATACTATAACTTGGACATTTGGAGGTGTGGGTGTCAAATGGCCTAGTGGAACAGCTCCAACATTAACTACAACGAATGGTAAATATGATGTATTTAGCTTTATATATGATGGTACAAACTGGTATGGTTTCATAGGCGGACAAAATTTTTAATATTTATGGCAACAATAGGATCGGGTAGATCATCATTAATAAGAAGTAAAACAGCTGCCGGATCGGCAGTAAATTATACTTTGGTAAGATATGAAGGCGCTACTACTACAAGTGGAACAGTTGGGTCCAGTACCTGTATATATGAAATGTATTTATTTACAGATGGATTTGTAGAAATGAGATTAGGCAATTGGGCTAATTCTGGTGGATTTTCTGGCCATTATACTGCTGGAGGAACTGGCACATCTCTTTCTCCATCAGCTAATACTACATATGTTTGGAACGCAACAGGAACAACCACTACATTTTTAGCTGGTTATCAATATATAAACGGAGTCGCAACAGCCGCAGGATCAACAAACCCTTCTTTAGGGGCAAGCTCTGTGGGAAGCTGGCCTCCTACAAATTGGACTAGTTTACAAAATGCGAGTGTGGATGATGCTTTCGTTTCAGTAACAATAGCACCAACAACATTTTTTGGTACATCCAGAACCACTGCATATATTGGTAGCAACGCTTACATTACTTTTGGAGCTGGCAGTGCTCTTTATAGCGGTTTAAGTGCTACAGTTCCAGCTGTAGATAAATTTATGTTTAACGCGGCTGATAGAAGTTATCAAAGAGTTGCGTATTTAACTGCGGGTGGATCAAAATAATAAAATTATGAAAGTAGCAAAAATAATAAACAATTCAATTTATATACAAAGTATATTTGTGATGTTTCCTAACGTTTCATTTCCTGACGTTGGAATACCTGATGAATTTTTACAGACACACAATTTATATAAAGTACTTGACTATATACCACATAATCCAGAAACACAAATCTTTAATTTATTAGATGTGCCAGTACTAAAAGATAATATAGTTTATACAGTTGAAGTTTTAGATAAAACAGATGCGGAAATTAAATCAGATAAGTTAATAAAAGTCAGAGTGTGTCGCAATAATCTTTTAAACGAATCTGATGGTTACGTCACAATTGATAGATGGGAAGCTTATTCGGATGAACAAAAAACTGCATGGAGACAATATAGACAGTCTTTAAGAGATATACCTCAAAACGCAAATAATCCGGATAATATTACGTGGCCTATTAAGCCAAATTAAAATTAAAATTATTAATAGTCTTGACTTTATAATTTATATAAAGTATAAGCATAAGTAAGCGCTTGTTGAATTAAGTAGTTGTTAAATATTAATTAAATAATACTAAATTATTGATAGTTAAATTAAAGCTAAGCGATTGATATGCTACTATTTATTATAAATGATTACTAATAAACATAAAATATATTTGGATATGGATGGAGTGATAAGTGATTGGGAATCACAGTTTAAGCGCTATAGTGGTGGAGTGCCTGTAGAAACTTATGATGTTGAGCATGGCAAAAAAAATAGATTTAAATTTGTTGATAAAAATTGTCCTGAATATTATGCTACAATGCCTTGGATGAAAGATGGCAAATTACTTTATAATTTTATAAAAAATTTACCTGTAGAAATATTGAGTCATGCGCCTACCAAGTTATCTTATATTGGTAAAAAACAATGGTTAGCTAATAATAAGATAGATATTGAAGCTAATTTGGTACCGCATAGAAACTTAAAAGCGAAGTTTGCAACTGTTGATAGTATCTTGATAGATGACCGAGAAGATAATATAAATGATTTTATTAATGCTGGTGGTAAAGCAATATTGCATAAAAATGCTATAGATACTATCAATCAACTAAAAGAAATGTTGGGTATCAAAGAAAAACATAGAATTTATAATAGTATTTTAAATCCTGAAATTTGGGCAACTGAAGATGCAATAAAGCCTGAAGTGCTAAATAAACTATTAACCATTGCCAATACTTTCTATAAAGATACTGATTTGAATGTACCCCTTGAAGATGTTTATTTTCTTGGTAGTACCGCTGGGTATAATTGGACTCCAACCAGCGATATAGATTTACATTTGCTTGTAGATTTTTCTAAAATTGGTGACAGTAAAGAACTTGTTAAGAATTATGTAGATGGATTAAAGAGCAAATGGAACGAATCACACGATATTAGAATTGGTAATCATCCAGTAGAAGTTTATATTCAAGATATTAGTGAAGTCAATAGAAGTCAAGCTGTATATAGTTTGATGAAAAATGCTTGGGTAAAAAAACCAAAAGTTGAAGATATACAGATAGATAAAGCTGCTATTTCTAAGAAATACAAAGAATATGTAACATTTATTAATACTGCTATAAAAGAACAAAATTTGGATAAATTAAAGCGGTTGGTAAAGCGGTTATATGAAATGCGTCAAGCTGGATTGTCTAAAAGTGGAGAATACAGCACCGAGAACTTGGTATTCAAACTTTTAAGATCCACTGGGTATGTTAATCAGCTAAAAGACGCAATAAACAATATTACGGATAAAAATTTGAGTCATATTTAAAAATTATACGGAATTCCATACCCATTTTCCGTTTCCACAGTCCCAAATACGATCATAACCATTTAATTGCATATTTTTCCACTCTGTTAAATTTTGATCAAAATTATTTAATATCTTGTTTAATTTATGTTTTTGAAATGTCATTCGATTAAATAATGTTTTATAATCTGAACTAATGTACCAATAATTAGGGGTGGTATTTTCAATAAAATTAAAACCCAGATTCTGATACACTATACCGTCAAAATATCTTTTATCATTATAAGATATTATACTTTTAGGATCGTGATCATTAATAAACCTTTTAAATAGTTTTGATGCAGATCCTATAACACATGTGTTTAGTTTATTACAATAACGATACATTTCATATTGTATTTTTTTATCAAATCTAGATTTAACAAATGTCATTAGAGATACTAATTCATTCTTATAATACAATCCGTATTTTAGAGAAGATTTATCTTTTCCTTGCAAGTGGTTAAGTTCCAAAAATGTGTTTTTTTCAGTTTCACAGACTAATCTTATATCACATTCACGCGCATAAATTTTGTTAATGTTAGTTTTGAATAAATAACAAATCACAGATTTAACAATTTCTTTTTTATGAATCCATTCATTTTCAAATATATGTATTAGACGTATCCCCTTTGAAGTGCAGCTGCGACTTTTATTTAAATGATAATATTTTTTAATACTGTTGCCGTTTTCACTGTGCCAATATAATCCGTTCAGTTCAATCGCTATATTTTCTGATGGAATATAAATGTCTAATTCTTTACCGTTAAGTACAGATCTGTCGTTTCTCTTTACAATAACATTATCTCCTAAAATAGATTTAATGAAGTGATATATTTCATTTTCAAGAGTATCTTTATCTAGTGGATTGCAATAACTACAAAATATATGGTTTAATTTATAAACGTCTGTTTCAAATACCTTGTTACACTTTGTGCACAAAAATTTATATTTATTTTTATATAAATAACCGTCATACTCAGATTCAGAAAATAAAGGAGATATATTTCTAACCTCGCAATAATTTTTAATAAAACCAAAACGTTCTATTTTAGATTTATCCGCGATATTTTTCCTTATAGTAACGTCTTTTAAAACATTATCGACACCATATTTCGTAAGACAGGTAGATTTTATTTTTTCAATGTTGTTATAATTTTCATCTCCGTATTTTTTAAATTTAGTGTTTTTAACACGCTGTTTATATACATCTAACTTACTATAAGATTCAACTCCATATTTATCCAAGATAGCATTTTTAAAATTTTTCTTTGTTCCGTCAGTTTGCATTGGATGCATCCCATTATATTTTTGAAAATACGTTTTTTTTTGTGATTCACGCATCTTATTTAAAACTTTTACGTTTGCATTTGAACATTGTTTACTGCAATACGTTGATGTATTTCTCTTGTAAAATGAAATTTTATACTTTATACTGCAAGTTTCACATACCTTTTCAACAAAATCAGGATTATTTTTAGGTCTGCTCATAATTTACCTTTGGCTCATACATAGATATATATTAATATATATTTCAAATAAATCAAATAAAATAAAAATTTTAATATTTATTATAAAGAAAGGTATTTAATTTATGGCAGAACTACTAAATCCAAGTGAAATATTCGCTACCGCGTTTGAACCAAAAGTAAAGAATCGTTTTATTCTTTATGTTGATGGCATTCCATCATTCATTATTAAAAAGGTCAATCGTCCTAAGCTAACACAAGCTAAGAAAGAACTTGATCATATCAATACAAAATCTTACTACAAAGGTAAGAGTGTATGGGATGAAATCAGTATGGAACTTTATGATCCAATTGTACCATCTGGTGCGCAAGCTGTAATGGAATGGGTTCGATTGCATCACGAATCTGTTACCGGCCGTGATGGTTATCAAGACTTTTACAAGAAAGATTTGACCATCAACGTTCTTGGTCCAGTTGGTGACAAAGTAGAAGAATGGAAGTTGGTGGGTTCATTCATCGTAAGCGCCGATTTCCAAGAAATGGATTGGAGCGATGATGGTGCTGCTCAAATGATCAGCCTATCAATTGCATACGATTATGCAATTCTTCAGTATTAATATTACAATCTGGTCGTTTTAGATTTTATAAATCAACTTTTATTTTCATAATCCTTCTAACTAAAATTAGAAGGATTTTTATTGATTTTAATTTAAAATGGTTCATACTTATATATGAGAGTGTGAGTATGAAAAAAGAAGATCTGCTAAAAATAATAGAATCAAATCCCGATAGTTATGTTCAAATAATAAAGTCTAAACACAAAGACTTTTATATAAAAATTAATTCGGAGTATTCTGGGAAAACATTTGGTGAAAAGTTATATAAAAGTATAAATGGCGAAAAAAAGTGTAAAGTTTGTAATAATTCAACTAAATTTAAATCATTTATAGTTGGTTATAGTGAATATTGTAGTAAGAAATGTAGTAATGTATCTACTGTAAGTGTAAGAACAAATACACTGATTGAAAAAAATAAACAAAATAGACATTTATATTATGAAACTAAAAAATGTTTAGTGTGTAGTATAAACTTTGAATCTCTAATTTATAGAAACCAAAAATGTTGTGGTGCTAAATGTAGTGGTATATATGTTTCTAAAGATATTAACCGTGTAGATAAAATTAAAAATACAAAGTTAAATCGTTATGGAAGTGCAACATATGTTAATGCTGAAAAAGCAAAATCAACTTGTATAGAAAAATATGGAGTGGATAATATATCAAAAACGGAATATTTTAAAGATTTAGCAAAAAGTGAATCTAAAAAAAGATTTTTTGACAATATTTTAAATCATAAATTATCAACTGTTGCGATTCCATTGTTTACACAAGAAGATTATATTTCAACAGATAAAAACAATTTATATAAATTTAAATGTAAACAATGTAATGATATATTTGAAGATCATATTGATGGTGGACATTTACCCAGATGTTTAAAATGTTATCCGTATATTGCTGGTTTTAGTCACAATGAAAAAGAAATAGTAAATTATGTAAAAAGTTTAATTGGTGATATAGATTTGATTGAAAATGATAGAAGTATACTTAATGGATTAGAATTGGATGTGTATATTCCTGAAAAGAAAATAGCAATTGAATATGACGGGTTATATTGGCACAGTGAAAATAGTGGTGGTAAAGATAAAGATTATCATTTGAATAAAACAAAAATATGTGAATCTAAAGGAATAAGACTTATTCATATATTTGAAGACGAATGGGTATACAATAAAAATATTGTAAAAACCAAATTAAAACATATTCTAGGCAAATCAAACGAAAAGTCTATATATGCTAGAAATTGTGTGGTTAAAGTTATAGATGATTGTAAATTGTTTCTTAATGAAAATCATATACAAGGAGACTGTCCGTCATCTATTAAACTAGGCGCATATCATAATAATTTATTAGTTGCGGTAATGACATTTGGTAAAAAAAGAAAATCATTGGGTTATATCAATAAAGATAAAAATCAATATGAACTAATTAGATTCACAACAAATCAAAGAATAGTAGGTATAGCGGGCAAATTATTAAAATTTTTTATTAAAAACTATAATCCGCATAAAATAATAACTTATGCTGATAAAAGATATAGTGTTGGTAACTTATATGAAGTATTAGGATTTACCAAAATAAAAGATACCAAACCAAATTATTGGTATTTTGAATTGGGAAATGATATTAGATGGCACAGATATGGTTTTGCAAAACATACATTGTCAAAGAAATTAAAAAGTTATGATGTTACACTAAGTGAATGGGATAATATGAAAAATAATCGATATGATCGTATATGGGATTGTGGTCACACGAAATACGAGTGGATAAAAACAGAATAACATATTTATTAACATATGCAACTTAATAAAAAAACATTCGTCATTTATCCTGGTAGATTTCATCCTTTTCACGCAGGGCACAAAAGTGTATATAATTATTTAAGCACCAAATTTGGTGGCAATGATGTATATGTAACCACAACGGGGGTAATTGAATTGCCAAAGTCACCTTTTTCATTTGACGAGAAAAAAGAAATGATGATGGCAACTGGCATACCAGCCAACAAAATACTAAATGTAAAGAACAACTACAACTTGCAAAGTGTATCAAATCAGATACCGATCAATATTGAACGTGATAGTATTATTTTTGCGGTTAGTCAAAAAGATATGGCTGAAGATCCAAGATTCAAGAGCTTTGTTAAAAAAGACGGATCTCCTTCATATTTGCAACCAATGCCAAAAAACGAAAGTAAATTGGAACCCGCAATTAACCGCGGTTACTTAATTACTGTTCCAACAACAGATTTTACAGTATTAGGATCACCTGCAAGAAGTGCAAGTCAATTGAGATCACAATACTCGACGCTAAATCCTGAACAACAAAAAGCATTTATTATGGATTTATTCGGAAGTTACAACCCAAAGATACATAATATATTAAACAACAAGTTGGGTAATACCAGCGGTAAATTAACTGAAAAGCAAAAGAAGTTATTAAAGAAGTTGATTGTGGGTATCTTAAAAGAAGATGAAGCTAAAGTTAAATCAGCGACACATAAAGCAAATTTAGCATTAGTTGTGCAAAGACAAGCTGAATTAGATGACGCTGAAGAAAAATATGATGTTGCAAATGAAAAATATACTGCGGCTACAACTCCAGAAGAAAAGGCAGCGGCAGACATTTCTTTAAAAAATGCTAAAAAAGTTGTGGATTCAAAAAAATCGATGTATGATGCTGCAAAACATCAAGCAAGTACTTAAATATAATAACTAAAAAGTTATATAAAGTTCTATATATTGTTATAAAGTTATGAGTGACGAAATTATTATTCAAAAATTAAAACAACAACATTCAGCTGCTCCTGCTCCTGTAGCTACGAGTTATCCAGCTGAAACAATTGAGTTGCCATCAAAGGGTTATTTTTACGATGAATCCAATCCATTGAGCAAAGGAACCATTGAATTAAAGATGATGACGGCTAGGGAAGAAGATATTCTGACCAATGAAAATTTCATCAAAAACGGTACTGTGTTGGACAAATTGTTGGAAGGTCTAATTGTTACACCTGGTGTACGAACCCAAGACCTATTAATGATTGATAAAAACGCTTTGTTTATTGCTGCTAGACGATTGGCATATGGTGATAAATATGGTCCAGTAAAGATTGAGTGTAAGAAGTGTAACACCGAAAACAAAACTTATATTGATTTAAGCACACTAAATGAAAAAGAAGTAGATTTCAGTAAGTTTGAAAAAGGTGCTAATGAATTTGAATTCGAGTTTCCATTTAGCAAGAGACGAATCACGTTTAAACTCATTACGTCTGGTGATCAGGAAAGTATTGAACGTGATATTAAAGCGTTGACCAAGATTAAAAAACAATCCAGTGCTGAAGTTACCACCAGACTTAAGAGATTGATCGTTAGCATTGATGGTAAACCTGATATAGCCGCTATCAATAAATTTGTTGATAATGAATTGTTGTCAAAGGACAGTATGGCGTTGAGATCCTATATTAAAACAATTGCGCCTGAATTGGATATGGGATTTGACTTTGTTTGTGAACACTGTGGTGAGGTGGAAAGGATGGATGTACCGATGACGGTACAGTTTTTTTGGCCTGAATCCTGAATATAGAGTTCAAGTTCACAAACAAATATTTGAGTTAAGTTACTTCTCGCAAGGAGCGGTAAATGTACAAATTGCGTATCAATTGCCTGTATTTTTGCGCAATTTTTATTATGCTCAATTGGCAAATATAAAGAACAAAGAAAGTGATAGTTACAAAGAACCAGCTAAAAAGTCAGGCAAAGTAGATAAGCCTTTTTAGTGCTAAAATGATATAGTTGTCATATTTATATATTATATGGCAGCACAACCGTTTGATCCGAAAACTTTAGCCGACTCACTTAATACGTTAGGTGCATCACGTGATTTAATTGAAAAAATTAAATCTATGGAGGAAGATATAGGTAAAAATTTGAGCGAACAAGAAAAGTCGCAACTTAAAATAAATAAGCTAACGGGTATACAGTCATCAATCACAACTATAATCGACGAAAAGAAAAAAGCGGGATTGGTGTATGACGATTTATCTTTCCAATTGGAAAATAAACGATTGCAAACGCAACAGAAAATTTTAAGCTCTCAAGAAGATGCTTTAAAAGATGCTATAGATTCAGGTGCTTTAACTCAGGAACAATTGAAAAGAGCAAATGAGATGAAGGATTCTTTGTTTTTACAAAATGTAGCTTTAGGCGGCAACGTAAAAATGATACAAACTCAGATTAAAGACGGTGCTAAAATAGAAGAAGTATATAAACATATCAATGGACAATTGAGTGAAGAAAAGAAAAATATATCAGATGCTAATACTAATTTGGCAAATACTAATAATTTTCTGAAAGATACGCTTAAACTGGTTACAATGATAGGCGGAACAAAATTTATCGATGATTTAAAATTTCCAAAAGACGCAAGTACTTTATTTGGAAATGTATATGACTTATTCAAACAGATAGATAAAGCAGCAACTAGTATTAGAAAGACATTTGGACTATTTAGATCTGACGCTGCAATTATAGAGTCTAATATAAGAGAAATAGTGGTGGAGTTAGCAGAATTTGGTATAAAAGCGGATGATGTGAAAAAATCAATATCATCGATTGGAAAAACTTTTAATTACATAAATACTTTGGATAAGACAATTGTTAAAGACATCTCAATGATGGCTAAACAAATGGATATTAGTGAAGAAAAAAGTGCTAAATTCTTAAAAACAATTGGTGGTATAAAAGGTGAAAGTGGCATTGCTAACAAAAGTATGTTAAGTTTCGCTGGATCTGTAGCTACTGCATATGGCATCGGATTAGATGAAGTGATGTCCGATGTAGCGGAGGCCAGCGATGATGTACGAATGTATGCTGGTAAGACAGCTGACGAGTTGATTATAGGCGCTGCGCAAGCTAGACAAATGGGCACTACGTTAGACAATATGGCCAAGTCATCTAAAAGTTTGTTAAATTTTGAAACTAGCATTCAAGCCGAATTAAAAGCAAGTGCATTAATTGGTAAAAATATTAATTTTAATGAAGCTCGTAGATTAGCTTTCCAAGGTAAAACAGTTGAAGCTAACAAATTGATACTAGATCAAGCCAAGAAAATAAAATTCAATCAGTTAAATCCAATAGCACAAGAAGCATTTGCCGCTGCGGCGGGAAAGAGTGTAAAAGAATTGCAGGATATGTTGGAATCTGAAAACAGAATGAAATCTGCATTGACATCCAATAATAAAGAAGTTAGAGACGCTGCTAAAGCTCAATTGGAAAAACAAAATTTATTGAAAACTAATGGTAAATTGGCACAAGATGAATATGAAAAGAATTTATTAAATAAGAGTAATCAAGAAAGAATTGTTATATTGCAAGATAGATTAAATGCAGCAATGATGAAGATAATGTTGCCTGTACTAGAGGCTATTACAGATGCAATGGAGAAGTTAGTAAATTTGACAAGTGGGTTAGATTTACAAAATCTAATTAAAGATTTAAGCAATGTAAAGACACTGGGCACTGCTTTAAAAGATAATTTTTTTAGAAAAATTAAAGTTGTTAAAGACTTTATATCTTTTCCTTTTAAATCTTTTAAAGCCTTACTTGAAACAGTAAATAAATTAATAGATGTTTTTTCTACTAAAACTATAACTATATTAACCGATTTGTTGAATAAAATTAAATCTATTAATAATTTTATACTTGATATACCTAATAAAATAAGTAAATCTTTTGGGTCATTACAAAAACTAGGATCTCTTATAAAAACATATCTACAAGGATCTTTAGCGGAAGCTATACAACCATTTGAATTTTTAATAAAAAAATTTAAAGGTATTGGGGATATTTTTAAACCGATTAAAGATTTGATAGAACCTGTTATAAAAGGATTTAAAAGTTTAGTCAGCACCGCATCACAATTTCCTAAATTAATGAAAATTTTAAAGTTTGCTGGATTTGGGTTGAAATGGGCATCTGGTATAGGAGAAATTATAGCCGCTTTAGAATTTTTATACAAATCTTATAAAAATGTAATGGAGGTTATAAACAATCCTAATTTAAGTTTTTCGGAAAAATTAATTGGAGCATTTAAAGGTATAGCAAAAGCCGCATACTCTGCATTTTTAGAAACGTTTGTTGACATAGGTGCGTGGATTGGAGAAAATGTATTTGGTTCTTTTTACGATGTAATGATTGACGCTGGCGAATCTGTGTATAATTTTTTTGGAAAAGTTATGGATGGTACGAAAAAAGTAGTCACTGCTCTTTGGACAGGAGTAAAAGATATATTTTCTTTCCTAATACCAGATGTAATAATCGAAGGATTTAATAAAGCATATGAAGGAATCAAAGAATGGTTAGGCTTTTCCCCTTCACAAATAGGTTTATCAATCGTTAATGGAATTAAATCTGTTATGGATATGTTGTTTGATGTTCTTACATATCCATTCAAAAAATCGTTTCAATTGGTAAAATCAGCTGTATCCGATGTAGCTGCAATATTCAAAGATGTATTTAGCTCTGCGTTTACATTTATAGTTGATGCGTTGGAGAAGGTTTGGGAAAAAATGAAAGGAATTGGTTCATTTATATCTGAAACAATTGGAAAAACATTTAATTTTGTAGGTAGAATTATAGGTGTTTCTGAAGAAACCACAACAAAACCAGCTGGTGAAACAAAAACGGCTGGAAAAAGTAATGATTTGTTGATATCAACAATTGTAGATAGTAATAGAGCTGTTTTGGAAAAACTAGATAAACTAACATCAATGATGGCATCTGGTCAAATTGCTGTATACATTGATGGTCAACGTGCAAATCAACTATTGGCAACAAGTAATTCAAAATTTGGTTCATTTGGTCAAGCAACAACCAATTAATCTAATATTTATAATTAATGGCAAATAGTAATACATATTATAACGCAATAGGCAATGACGGTGCGCAGGTTACCACACTTTCTAATATACAAGGTGCTGGTTTATCTTTACCGCCAAATACTGAACAGTATATAAACCTAAGAGCACCTGGTAAATTAGAAACACTATTTAATGCTAATAATAACAGCGAAGTATTGTATAGCAAAAATAAACCAACCGATTTATATACTAAAGGATTAATCAGTAGCGAATTAGCACCTCCGTTTTATGCAAATCCTAATCAAGGGCAACGTCAAAAGATAAACGTTAGCAGATCGTTTCCTATACAATCCGCATTAAGAGACGGAACACGTATCAGAAGATTTTTGGGATCCGGTAAAGGTGGTACGTTTTTAACAAAACAAATATTATTGCAGGGATTTGCTCCGTTTGACGAAACAAAGATTTATAACCCAGCTAGTCCTCTTTTAGCCGCAGTTAGATTGTCAACGTTTGGTGCTATAGAAAGACCAACCAGATTTATAGATAGTAGCAACATTGTTGGTGGTTTGATGGGAGCAGCTGGTCTTGGTGGTATTACTAGAACCATCGGTGGTTTGTTTGGTGCTACTGAAGGAAATCCATCTCCACCACGTAGTAGTGTGGCTAGTGCTGCTAGTGAACCAAAAAGTGGATTGGGTGGATTTTTCAATTTTACTGGATTACTTGGTGGAGGTGATAAAGCTGATCAAGTAATGCCTATTACAGGTCGTGACGGTGTTAAAGGATTACTAAGAGGTAATACGGCTACGGCTGGTTATAACAACAAACGATACAAGAGTTTGATGAGTAATTCGGCTGGTAAAGGCGGATTCTTTGGTAACCTATTAAAAGCGGCTGGATCATTTTTAAAGAACAATACGATTTTAGGCGGATTGTTGCCACCTACACAACCAATAGCAGGATTAAACTATAGAGCGGATGAAGATACATACGATTTGATGCTTAACACAAATAGATGGAGTAATGAGATTACACACGATACATCAAGTGGTAAAAAAAGCACAAATCTAAATGTTGGTGTAAATCAAGGTAACAATTTATTATTTACAGGTACTCAACCAAAAACAAAAGGTGGTTTTATTGGTGGGTTATTGAAAGCAATTGGATTGCAAAATATAACAGGCGGCAACAGTAGTGGTACCAGTGGAATGAGATTTTTTGCTACACCGTTAACAAACATAGTTTCAAAAAGATTGAGATTATATGTTCAAAGCAATAAAAATTTAAGAAACAATAGCTTTTTATCGGTTACATATTCGACTACTCCTGGCGTTGGTAAATTAACCGATTCATATACAATTAGCAACGTTGAAATTAGTTCTGTAGATGGAGCTAGTACAAATCGTTATGGCGACTTGGTTAAAATAGATGGTGATGTAGAATTCAGCGATCAACTATTAAACTACAAACAATATACAGATCCAAAGTTATCGTTAAATTATCAACGTACATATTCTGATAAAACAGATAAAACAGTACAATATCTTCAAGAATTAAATGTTACTTTAAAAAATACAATTGCTGGAATAGACAATCAAAAATATGCTTATTATCCAGCATTTGGAAAAATACAACAAAATGCTACTGATGATGTGGGTTTTAATTATTTGGCAAAAGTAAAATCGGATAGAACGAACCCCGAAGGATCTGATAGTGCAAATCAGTATACATACACAGGAAGAATAAGAGCAAATCCAGAAAAATTCCCAACCTTATTGGGCAAACAAGTAGGTAAAGATAGATTTATAAGACCCACCAACAACGTTGATTACGTCAACAGTTTGGGTGTGTTAAATGCCGATGAATTCGCTGAAAAATATAACGATCAATTTAATGGATTGGGCCCTGATTTAGTTAAGTTTTATTTTTATGATATTGTCAACAATAGATTCATACCTTTTAATGCTACTGTAAAAGGATTACAAGAAAATAATACATCAAACTGGGAGCCAATTGAATATCTTGGAAGACCTGACAAGTTATACTATTACAAAGGATTTACAAGAGATGTTAGTTTCAACTTCAAAGTGGTAGCACATTCTGTTAAAGAATTATTGCCTATGTGGCAACGTGTAAATTACTTGGTGGGATTAACTAGACCTTCTAATTATACATCTACTGTTAATGGTGGATTTATGATACCGCCTATGGTACAATTTACACTTGGTGACTTTTATAAGAACCATTGCGTTGTATTAAATTCTTGCAACGTATCTATACCAGAAGATGCATCTTGGGAATTGATCAATGAAAGTACTGTACAAAATCAAGATTGGAGTTATAATTTGGGAAATATATTTACATTTGGTAAAACCAGTATGAAAGGTAAAGTAGCTCAGTTTCCAAGAGAAGCTGAAATTAGCATTACAATGGCTGTAATGGAAAAAGACAGACCAAAAACAGGAAGAGCTGTTTGGGGAAATGCTCCTGTTCCAACCTTTACACAAGCAGATATTGGGGAAACTGCTACTGTATCCACATTTGGTACAACTGATTTATATAATGGCAAAGATTATAATGATGTGGCTAATAATGATTTCTCAACGAATATGAGATATGATGTTGATAAACAAGGAAATAAATGAGATATCAATTTACACCAACAGAAAAAAGATATGATGGTAAAATAGTGTTTAAAACAACATATTATCCAAACATACCCGAATCTGAAGATGATCTATATATTACAGCGTCTAATGAAGATTATTTAGACAGTTTAGCTAAAAAGTATTATGGTGATGAAATGTATTGGTGGATAATCGCATTGGCTAATAATATATCAGATGGTAAATTATCTGTTAATGCAAATAAACAATTGCGAATACCAGGTAACTTACCAAATATATTGCAGAATCTCAAACAGATTAATAGTTAAGTTATATGGCATACGAAGATGAAATTGCAGAAGAACCTAGATGGTGGGAAGTACAAAATATTCCTGTTGCATTGATTCGTGAGTTGAGACGTAGAAAAAACTCAAATAACGTTGGTTTCAACTACCCAAGTTCAGGAGATCCAAGTGGTGTAGTTTATGACTTTTTCAATAAACACGGTCAGTACAAAGGTCCGATGACTCCGTGGATACGTGTGTTTTCAAATGGTACCGGTATAGCCGGAAACGGATTGGTGCCACGTAGCACAATATTGAATAAGAATGGTAAGGAAAAAGAATACGATGGTTTTTTATTTATTCCTGGAAACGGTTTTTATGAATCGTATGGATTCAAACAAGAAGGTAATATTTTAAAACAAGATAAGGCTATTATTGGATATGAAGCCAATGGAGAAGCGCATTATATAGATCTTAAATACAGATCTCAATTTTCTTATAAGTGGCCAAGTACTTTTAACAAAAATGGTAATATTGTAGAGAGTGTACAGAAATCTGAAGTATCTTCTGTATTACCCCCTCCTAATTTGGATAGCATAGAAATAAAAACTAGCAAAGATATGTTATCTTTTGCTACGATAAAATTCAAATGTTATGGATTGGCTCAATTGGAATATTTAGCACCATTCTTTTTAACACCCAGAATAAATGTATTCGTTGAAATTGGGTGGAATTTATTTAATATTAATTCATTAATCGAATTGAGTAATGCTAATGAATGTTGGTCTATAATACAAAGCCCTCAAAAAGTGATGGACAAGTGGTATCAGTCATATGGCAATTATGGATGTATAACGGGCATAATCACAAAATATAACTTTGCTACTCAAGATGGCACGATATATGATTGTAGTGTTGAATTAACTTCTCGTCAGGCATTGTTTGCTGGTATGCCAGCCGAAAACAACGTAAGTACCGCCGTAGAAACAAAAACGGATGCAAATGGAAAAAAGATTCCAACAGAAACAAAAGAGTATACTGGCCTAAAGACGTTCTTAAAAACAGCATTGCCTAAGTTAAAACAAGTTGTTATAGATAGAAAGAACTTTATGGAGTATATCGCAACAAACGGTATATCCAATTCAGAAGATTATGATAATTCAATAACTCAAGAATTTTTAAAACAACAAACATTTTACGATGGTAAAGTTGAAAATAGAATTTTTATAGGCAGAACTGATGCGCCTAACGTGTACAAAAAACCGTCTATTCCAGTTGGTGATGATGGTATATCGTACAAGTCTGTTCAAATTGGTGGTGTAAATTATAAAGCTGTATCATATAAAGATGATAGATGTGATTTTGACACTAAAGGTGATGATGAAGTTTGGATGCAATTGGACTTTCTTTTTGAGGTGGCTAACAAATTTTGTTCGGTTGTTTCAAACAAAACATTTACTATAAATGTTGATAAGATTATTAACGCACATCCTAACTTAATAAGTTGTGATCCACACGTATTAATTCCAAATGGTATTGCTCCTAAATTTAACATTGGTAAGAAGTTACCAGACGAAAGTTATTTAAACACCATAAAAAATAATAAACTTGATCCAACTGCACAAAGTAGAGTGGAAACAGAGATAAAATCAGGTGGTTATTTGAAAAATGGAGATCCAAATCAAAATAACTTTTTAAAATCCAAATACGATGTAGAAATTACCGATGTAAACGATGAACTATATAGAGCTGCTAAAAAGGTAGAAACTGTGTTCAAAACAGCTGGTGCTTATAGAGATAATTTAGACACGGTTATAAATAGATTGTATTATGATATTGGTGGATTGAGCGAAGATAGTCCATCTGACAATATATCATTTCCATTTATTTATGATAAAAATGTTGAAGTGAGTGGTCAAGAATTGGTATTAACAGATCCACAAAAACAAAGATCTTCTACTATCAAGAGAACATATAAGAAATTTAGATATGGCAATTTGAAAAATATCTACATAAGCAAGACTAAAGTGCTTGAAATTGTAGAAAATAAAGAAGTTCAAACTTGGCAACAATTTGCAAATGCTGTGTTAAACATTATCAATGAAGCTTCAAATGGATTTTGGAAGTTTCAAATATCACAAGATGATTTGGGTGGGTTATCAATACTAGATAACAATTATATTGATTTGGGTGATAAGGCTCCAAGTTTGAAACAGGTGTATGTATTTGATGCGGGTGGAACCGATTCGTGTATAAAGAATATTAGTTTTGATACGTCTTTAACAAGTGAGCAAGCTACATTAACACTATTTCAAGCTGGTATAAATAAACCAGATAATTCTGATACATCTATGAGTGCAAAGAATTCAAGTGTACCAGCAACTAGTTTTATAGATAGATTAGACGTTTTCAATAAAGAAGAAACTGGTACTGGTGAAAGCAACACTGTACCTTCACAAGATGAAATTACAGTGGATCAAAATCCATTAATTTCTACAATACAAACTCACGGTGCTATAGACAAAGTATTAACTATTACCAGTGCTTATATAGCTACAGGTGAAAATGCAAATGATGCTTCAAAGAACTATAAACAATTAAACTTATCTACTGATTTGAAGGATAAGTTGGGGCAAATTATAGATGATCAGGATATAGAAAACAATTTGTCATTGTATAGTGGTATATCGCCAAACTTTTCATTGACTGTAACGTTTGATGGTATATTTGGATTTAGAATGTTTCAACACTTTGGTATTTCTAATTTTCCAAAACCATATATTCCTGAAAATGTTATATTTATGATTACCGATGTTACACATTACGTAACTGCTGGAAATGGTAAATGGGAAACTGTTGTTGGTTGTTTAGCTAGATGTGTAGCGGATCAAAATATTGAATTGGTGCCTGTATGACAATAAAAGACACAGATATTATAACCAAGACAAAATTAAATTTGGGTAATTTCAATATTAACCTACCAAATACATTTTTGCCAAATCCGACTGATAAAGACTACAAAGTTGGATATATAGAAAGATATGTGGTTTCTAAAATAAATTACAATGAGATAACTGAAGTTTCATCTGATGTGTATAGTAAAATGGACAGTAACTTTTTTAAAAAGGCAAAATTCAAATGGAAGATTACAGGCGTATTAAATAGCAAATACGATGGCAAGATGTTATTACAACAGGGAGTAATAGAATTTAATAAAAAACAAGTGGAACAGATAAACACCATAATCAGAGGTGCTAATGATGTTTTTTCAAATCTTACTCAATTTTACAAACAAACAAATTGACTTTTGATGTTGTTGATGTAAAATTAAGTTGTGGAGTATTCATCTAAAATTTATCTAAAATTAGTTACAAAACACAATAATTATCATAATGCTTGTAATGATATTATTGCTGCTTTCATTTATAATTTTAAAGATGGTACAAAACAGTATTTGAATTTTGCGCATACAGATTTACCTATAGATTGCAGCTTTGAAAAGTTTAAATCTGATATTGAGTCGCAAAATGTAAGTGTATATGTCAACAACAAGAAGACGTACAAGTACTGGTTAAATTGTAATTTGATAGATGTTAATTTGTTTGGTTTCATTGATAACAATGAAATACTAGATGAAGTGGAGTGTTTGACTGAGAACTTCCTAAAATATAGTTATCGTAATATCAATAACTTCAATATGATATTGCCTTATGTTATACACCAGCGAATATTTGACGTTGAAATAAAGCAAATTGAGTCTTTGGGTGACAAAGACACAGACAATTATTGTTTCAAGTTTTTCAATAATGTTATATCTGATACTTTGTTTGAGGTGGAGAAAAACGGATTGAAAGTTGATACGGATGTATTTTCAAAATACTTTAAAAGCAAAACGTACAACAAATTCATATATACAAATTATAACATTTATAATCCAACGGGTAGACCAAGCAATGCATATGATAATATCAATTATGTAGCGCTTAAAAAAGATGATGGATCTAGAGCTAGTTTTGTGTCTAGATATGGGGAATCTGGTCACTTAATGATGGTGGATTTCACTGGGTTTCATCCTTATATTGTGGCTAATTTGATTGATTATAAAGTTCCTGAAAAGGAGACCATATATGAACATTTAGCGAAACACTATTTTGATATTGAAACCGTAACATCAGATGATATAGCTAAATCGAAGAAACTGACGATGGTTAATCTATATGGACAAATTTCACAACAGTATTGTGATATTCCATATTTTGCGAAGGTAAATGAATTAAAGGACAAGTACTGGCAAAAATTTGAAAAGAACGGATACATAACAACTCCTATCTATAAACGTAAGATTACAAATAAACACATTGTTGACCCCAACAAAAACAAATTGTTTTCTTATATTATTCAAGCTGCTGAAACTGAATATGGTATTGATAGTCTAAGTAAGTGCATTAAGTTTGTTAGTGATAAAAGAATCGTGCCTATACTATATGTGTATGACTCAATTGTATTTGATGTACACAATGATACGAATAAACAAGAACTAATTGATTTGGTTGATATCATCAAAAACAAACGATTTAAGGTAAAAACCTATACTGGAAATAATTACAATGATTTGAAATTAGTCCAATTGTAAATATATTTATATGTATATTTATAACAGATGAACTTTAAATCATTAGTAAACGAAATTGGTTGTGATAGTCGTATTAAAAACGGAGCATTGGATCTTAAAAACGAAGATCACGTTTTTGTATTACAAGAGTACTTGGAGAAGGCTGGTTACGATATTAATGAAATCGTAGAAAAGACTGCAAAATTATTTGAAGCTGGTAGATTTCCTGATAGACAAGCATACAACAAAGATGGTATACTTGTAACATTTCCAAACAAACAATATAGAGATAGAGCTGTAAACAAAGGTACTCACTTTGCAGAAAATCCTAAAAAGGCTCAAGCTAATATTTTTAAAGCAGATGCTGAACAAGGAGCCGATCAAAAAGACGATTCTTCAAAACCAAAAGAAGAACCAGCTACATTGGACCAAACACTAGAAAAAGATATTGTTAGTGATAAAGATACAGATGATCGAACTCCCAAAGAAAAACAAATTGACGCTGGTGGTGTAGAAGCAATACTAATTGGACAAACTCCATTGGTAAACTATAGTGTAGACGAGGCTAAGAAATTTGGGTTTTATAAAAAAGGATTTAATTGGTATGATAGTGAGGGTAGTTTAATTGGCGAACAGATATACGATGAATTGTTAAAAACAGCCGTAATTAAAAAATCATTAAAAGAAGCCAAGATGGTAAAATATAACGATGAATTTTTTAAAATTGCAAAGGATAATTTGTTTTATGAACCTATTGCTGGAATGGATGACGCTGGTAAAACAATACCACCTGAACTTTATTTTCAAAAAATATTTGAAACTACAGATTTCAACACATTTAAATTTCCAAGAGGTAGAGATGTACAATTTACATACGCCGATTTTGATAAATATCTATCTACCAATAATGTAAATTTAGTACCAGCTTCTGATTATGTAAAAATCAGAAGTTTATCCGACGAACGTTTAATTCAGTATAAAAAGAAAGATATACAAACAATTGCTGTATTATCTACATTGTACAAAAAATATAAAAACAAGTTTATAGCTAAATCCAATAGTGATATGGACAAGTCTTGTCCTGCTAGAGAAATGGAAAACTACATAGGCGAGGAGTTTAATAGTTCAGGTGGATCAAAAAATGTAGTTGCTAAAAAAATAGCAGAAAAGTTGAAAAGTGGAAAATATAAAGAAATTAGTGCGCCTGTTACCTCTATAGCTGTATTGGGTGATACCGGGTGTAAATTGTCAGAAGAATTTGCGGGAATATCAAAAGTATCAAAAACAGATTTGGTAATTAATGGCACCATTAAATGTAGTGCAAAAAAAGCTGGTGGGTCACAAATAGCATCTTCACAACATAAAGAGTTAACCACAGTAATTTCTGCGGTATTAAAGGATTTTCCAGATATTAAAAACAAGATAGTTACAAACATCACTCAGACTCTTGCTCATTTGATGGAAAAGTCTTTTTATTATCAGAATGCTGATGTTATCAACAAAAATTTAACAATTTTATCAACAGCTACAGACTCAAAGAAAACAAAGGAAGCTGTAAATAACTTGACATCACTTATAAAAAGTCCAGATGCTGTTAACGATATTAAGATAGATGAAAAAGAAATGCATCAAATGTTGAGTGAATTGAATAAGATTTTTACCGAAGACAAGTATAAAAAAGCTTTATTAAGAGAATTCTCCACAGGTGAAAAGAGATTTATGGCTGGCGAAAAGTGTGTAGCTGATCATATTATGACTTGGGATTGTCAAGGTGATTGCTTGATTTATACAGTAGATGAATTCATCGACGATAATTATAACAAAATTAAATTCGGTGTGCGTGACAGAGGAAATGAACGTGGTGGATCACTGCGAATTGGAATCTTAAAAGAACAATTCGATGAACCAGATTATCTTTTGTTAGAGAATCAAGTAATAGAAGAAAGTTTGATGTCATTTATTAATACTTTAGGATCTGAATTTAAAAGTGTAGTGCAAAATAGTTTAGAATTTGTAAAAAATTTATCTGCTACTGCCAAAAGTGCGTTAAATTCATTTTATGCTAAAGTCAAAGAATTTTTCAAACGCATGGTTCTAAAAATATCGATTGCAGTCAAACAAATTATAGATAAAGGGTTTGAACATTTTGCTAATTATTTTGATATGGAACCCGAAATTAGCGGTAAATTTGAATTTGAAATACCATGATACAAAAACAACTACTTTGCACATTTGCAAATAGCTTAAATTATATAGACGTATTAAAAGAAATACCAAATCAATATACTCTTATAGATAATAAGATCTTTATATTTGCTAATGAAACTAATCTACGGGAGCTATATCTTACCTTTAATGTGGAAAAGAATGATCGCAATAACCGATTCAAAGGTACTATTAGCATACATCGTAAGAAGCAAACGAATACACTATATACGCTCAACGCAATGAATAAGTTGATTGCTGACGAAAACAATGGTGTATTTGATAAGAGCTTTCAATTAAATTGGGATTTATATAAAAATAGCATCATTTTAACAAATGAAGTTGGGGTTAAAATAGTTCCATTAAAATTGTTTTCTATCTCCGAAATTTGATAAAAAAAAATACTTTTGATTTTTTCATTTATATTTATTTATGTCTATTGACATTGCTAAACTAATATGAATATTGAAATTAATAATAAAATCTATGAATGTTTTTACGATAGATCTAATGATTATCCCTTTATTACTATAGATAATAAACGAAAATATTTTAAAATATGTGATGGTTGTGGAAATATTCAATTATACGGACTTAAATTGGATATGATTCGTCAAATAAATAAAAAATCTAAATGTATGGCTTGTAGAAATTACATAGGTGAAAAAAATCCCATGTATGGGAAAAAACATACTTTTGATGTGAAAGAAAAAATTTCACAAACACACATAGGAAAAAAATTAACGGATGAACGAAAAACAAAAATAAGTGAAAAACTAAAAGGTAAAAATCATCCGTTATACGGAAAAAAACACAGTGAAGAAACTAAAAATAAAATAAAAATGAGTTGTTTGGGTAAAAGTAGGCTATCTGGAAAAAATCATCCTATGTATGGAAAAAAACATTCAATTGAATCGAAAATTAAAATAAGCAGTGCATTAAAAGGAAAATTTATCGGAGATAAAAACCCAACTAAAAGAGAAGATGTACGAAATAAATTAAGATTAAAACGAATTGAAGATTTAAAATCTAAGTATGGAAAAGTTTGTCCAAATTATAATAAAGTTGCTTGTGAATATTTTACAAAATTAAACGAGGAATTTGGATGGAATCTACAACACGCTTTAAATGGAGGTGAATTTTTTATAAAAGAACTTGGATATTGGGTTGATGCGTATGATAAAAATAAAAATATTGTTGTAGAATACGATGAAGTTAGACATTACAATGTAGATGGTACATTAAAAAAGAAAGATACAAATAGAATGATTAATATTATTAATTTTTTAAAATGTGAATTTTGGCGTTATGACGAACAAAACAAAAAATTGTGTAAAATAACTTTACAAGATTATAATGTGTGATAATATGTATTTATTGATAGTTTGTACTTGAGTGAGTAATTAAAAATTATCAATTATCAATTATCAATTAACAATTAAAAATTAATAAATTAAAAATATGCTAGATATTAGCAAGCTAAAGAGCCGTTTGAACTCTCTCTCAAACACAAATCAAAAATCTAACTTGATTTGGAAACCAAAGCCTGGAAAACAGGTAGTTCGTATTGTTCCGTACAAGTATGTACCGGAGAATCCATTCATCGAACTAAAGTTTCATTACAACATCAACAACAAGACATATCTATCTCCTGATAGTTTTGGTCGTCCAGATCCAATCGTTGAATTTGCTAACCGCCTGAAGAAGACTGGTTCAAAGGAAGATTGGCAGATGGGTCGTAAGATGGAACCAAAGATGCGTACTTTCGTACCAGTTATCGTTCGTGGTGAAGAAGGTGAGGGAGTTAAGTTCTGGGGATTTGGTAAACAAGTTTATCAAGAACTTCTATCGATCATCAGTGATCCTGACTTCGGTGATATTACTGATCTAACCAATGGTCGTGATATTGTTGTAGAATTCAAAACGGCTGAAGGTGGAGCTAGTTTCCCAGAAACCAGTATCCGAGTTAAGCCAAATGTAAGTGTTGCAGTAGATCCTAAAAACGGTCAATTGCTTGATGCATTGAAGGCTCAAGTTAATATTTTGGATCTATTTGAAGAACTATCCTATAATGATCTAAAAGATGTTATGGATAAGTGGTTGAATCCAGAAGCATCTGCCACTGAGATTGCAGCTGAACCAACTACAAGTGGGGATGATGACGAAGCTCCGTTTACAGTTCCATCTACTCCATCGGCAACAGCTCCTGCCAAGTCAGTACAGTCACCAAGTACTGCTAAGGCTAAGGGTAAAGACAGTGTAGAACAAGCATTTGATGACTTGTTTAACTCCTAAAAAATAAAAATAAGCCGGTGGAGTTTTTATACCCCACCGGCTTTCTAGTTATATACGTTATGGCAAAAAAAAGTGTTAGTAAAGATACGGGTCAACGTGACGAGCTTATCGAAATGTTGGCAAATGAATTAAATAAAGCAAATAAAGACGGTGGAAAGATTGCTCATTTTCTAGATGAACAAGACAATCCATCTGAAATTACGGATTGGATTAGCACTGGTTCTTCTATTTTGGATTTGGCGATTAGTAATCGTCCTCACGGCGGATTGCCAGTTGGTAAAATGGTAGAATTTAACGGCCTCGAAGGTACTGGTAAAAGTTTGCTATCCGCACACGTTGTTGCCGACACTCAGAAGAAAGGTGGAGTTGCAGTAGTAATTGATACTGAAAATGCAGCTGCTCCTGAATTCTGGAGAAGTTTGGGTGTAGATCTATCCAAGTTACTATATGTTCAATGTGAAACCGTTGAAGATATTTTTGCTCAGATGGAACGAATGATTGCTATTGTTCGTAAGAGCAACAAAGATCGTATTCTAACAATTATTGTTGATTCTGTAGCAGCTGCATCAACCAAGGTAGAACTTGAAAGTGACCACGGTAAAGATGGCTATGCTACGGGTAAATCAATTATTATCAGTAAAGCAATGCGTAAGATTACCACTATGATTGGTCGTCAGAAGGTTCTTACTGTATTCACCAACCAATTGCGTCAGAATCTAAATGCTATGGCATTTGGTGACAAGTATGTAGTTAGTGGTGGTAAGGCACTTGCTTATCACTGTAGTGTTCGTGTTCGTTTGAATAATACTGGTAAACTCAAAAAGGGTGAAGAGATTATTGGAAACGAATGTAAAGCAGTTGTTGTGAAGAATCGTATGGGTCCACCACAACGTCAAGCTAGTTTCGATATTTATTTTGATTCTGGAATTGCAGATTATGGTTCTTGGATCAAGGTATTGAAGGAAAATAACTTGGTGAAGCAAGGTGGTGCTTATTATACATATAAGAAGACAGATGGCAGTGAATGGAAGTTCCAATCCAAAGACTTTGTAAACATTATGCAAAGTGACAAGGAATTGAGTGAAGAAATTTACTTGAAGATTTGTGACGCTGTAATTATGAAATACAAAGATCCTAATAGTCAAATCATTGACGATGCTGTAGTTGAAACAGAAGAAACTGCAGGCAACGAGGAATAAAACATTGATTGTTTTCCACACAGTCTAATATAGATGACTGTGTGGAAAACTTTCATTCGACTAAGATTTATATAATATAATCCCCCCCGCGTTAAATGAGCAATTTTGACAACAAAGAAATGAAGAAATTATTTTCTTTATTTCAAAACATAGAAAGAGATTCCGTCACCGGAGGACTTAAAAAATCACTTAATAGTGATGTCCTTTTGGTTGACGGATTGTAGTGAATACTTACATTAGAAGTTTTATGGCCATTCCTTCTCTCAATGAGGATGGATTACATACAGGTGGTATTGCCGGTTTCTTGAAGAGTATTGGATATGCAATTAAATTACTTTCTCCTACCCGAGTTATTATTGTATTTGATGGTAAAGGTGGTAGTCAGAAACGCAGAAAGATTTATCCAGCGTACAAAAATGGTAGAAAGACAGATATTAGACTCAATCGTAATTACGAAGAACTATCTTCATCTGAGATAGAATCTGTAAATTTTAAAAAAGAATTGATTCGTACTATAAATTATTTAGATACATTGCCTGTTACTGTAATGGCAATTGATCAAATAGAAGCGGACGATACAATTGCTTATTTAGCCACAGAAACTTTCAAGGACAGTAATGTAACAATTATGTCCACTGATAAAGACTTCTTACAATTGGCAAACGATAAAGTCAAAATTTGGAGTCCTGTCAAAAAGAGAATTTTTGGTTGTAAAGAAATATTGGATGAATATGGCGTTACATGCAGCAACTATATCTTGTATAGAGTTATGGAAGGTGATGTAAGTGATAATATACCTGGTTTAGATGGTGTAGGTTTAAAACGGGTAGTAAAATCATTTCCTTTCTTATCAGAAGAACGCCAATATGATCTGAATGAGATTTACAATTACGCGGAGAATAACAAGAGTAAATATAAAGTATATCAGACTGTATTAGACAACAAGCTATTGCTTGAACGTAATTATAGTTTGATGCAGTTGAAAGATACGCAAGTGCAATCATTTACCCAGTTACGTATAGAAGAAATTATAAAATCTCCTGTACGTAGAATTGATAAAATGAGCTTTTCTAAATTAATCACAGAGGACAAAATGTGGAATAATATCCCCAATTATCACATTTGGCTCAATGAATGTTTCGGTAAATTAAATAGTTTCGTAGAATAAAAAAATATCGGTTAATAAAAGTTGAAGACCACTTAATTCAGTGGTATAGTAGAGTTATCTTATGGAAAACAAAAAAGCAATTGATTCATTAACAAAATACGGCCGTGACTTCCAAATCAAGTGTATTTCGTGCTTAATATCTGATCGTTCATTTATTGAACGTATTAACGATATTATCGAAGTAGATTTCTTTGAAAGTGATGCAAACAAGTGGGTTGTAAAAGAAAGTATTAAATACTTTAACGAGTATAAAGATCTACCAACCTTAACCGTATTTAAAATTAAAGTTGATGAAGTAAATGATGAGCTTCTCAAACGAAGTATCGTAGACAATCTAAAGTTGGTTTACCAAAAGGTAAGCGACAATGATTTGAAGTTTGTCAAAGAACAGTTCTTGGAATTCTGCAAAAATCAGAAACTAAAGAATGCTATTATTGAAAGTGCAGACCTATTGGCACTTGGTCAATATGAAAAGATCAAGAATGTAGTTGATCACGCAATGAAAGCTGGTATGGAACGTAATATCGGCCACGATTATACTGAAGACGTTGAAAAACGTATGAGTGTAATGAGTCGTAATTGTGTCAAGACCAATTGGACAGAAGTTGATACCATTATGGATGGTGGACTTGCTGGTGGTGAACTTGGAATTATTACTGCTTGTGCTGGTTCGGGCAAATGTGTAGGTCCAAACACGGAAATTGAAATTGAATATTATGAATTCGGAATTGAAATAAATGGAAATTCGGGCAATCAATACACATTGTGGATAAATCCGTTTGAAAAATATAAACTTGATGATAAAGAATTGTATGGATGGCAAATAGAAAATATATTTTTTGAATTGGAAAATCTAAAACAAAATAACATTTCCATTGGAAGTGGTAAAACTACATAAATAACTTGTTTTTTATGTCATGTGAGTCATATATATGATATATGAATAAACAAAAGAAAGAATTTTCAATATACAGATATCAATATTGGATGACAAAAGGAATGTCTGAAGTTGATGCAAAACAAAAAGTGACTGATATTCAAACACAAAACGCAAGTAAAAATACAAAAAAATATAAACCGGAATATTCTCATTTTAGAAAAGAATATTGGATAATAAAAAAAGGATTATCGGAAAATGATGCAATAAAGAAAATATCTGAATTACAATCAAGATTATCTTTGAAATCTCCTAAATTCAAAGGAAAGATAAGAACGGATGAAAGTAAAATTAAAATTTCTAATTCATTAAAAGCAAAAATTGAATTGGTTGGTAAAGGAAAGTGGGCTAGACATTTTGGTGAATTTAACGGAAATTCAAAAATAGAAAAAGAAGTTTTTCTTTATATTAAAGAAAACTTAAACGTAAATGTTAAAGCTAATGTTCCTATTAACAAATATATTGTTGATATTATTGATGATAAAAAGATTATTGAATTTTATGGTGATTTTTGGCACGCAAATCCGAGATATTTTAAATCTGATGACAAAATTAAAGCGTTTAGTATAAACAAAACATCAGAAGAAATATGGACATATGATAAACAAAGAATTGATTTCTTAGAATCAATAGGTTATAGTGTATTAATAATATGGGAATACGATTGGAAAAAAAATAAAAGTGAGTGTATTAGTTTAATTAAAAAATATTATGAAAATGGTAATTAGAAAAATTCAAAAAACAATTAAGGTTAAAGACCTTTTTGAAAAACTTGGCGTGAGTGAAACTGAAAATTCAATTGAAGAAATTAAATTTCCATTAAAAGTAAAGACGCCGTATGGTTACAAAAAAATTGTCACGGCATTTAGAACAGAATCACAGAAAACAGTAACATCTTATTTTGGTAACAATAAAACACTAAAAACATCAGGAAAACATAGACTCAAAGTAAATGGTCAATGGAAACATGTAAATGATATAAATGTAGGGGAATTAGTAGAAACTGAATTTGGTACTACAAAACTAATATCAAAAAAAGAAGGTGATGAAGAAATTCTATATGATATATCAGTTGATGAAGTACACTGTTATTATAGTAATGGCGTTTTATCTCACAATTCATGGGTACTATCTAAGCTAGGTGCTGAAGCTATGAAACAAGGTAAGAACGTAGTTCACTTCACTCTAGAATTGAATGAAAACTATGTGGGTCTTCGTTATGATGCTTGTTTTACTGGAATTGATTTCCAGAACATTCGTAACAACGTAGACATCGTAAAGCAGAAGATTGCTGATGTGCCTGGCAAGTTGAAGATCAAGTACTTTCCAATTAAAACTGTAAGTGCTTATAGTCTTAAGGCTCATTGTGAACGATTGGCAGTACTAGGCACCAAAGTTGATATGATTATTGTTGACTATGCTGATATTCTACGTCCCTCACAGAGTGAACGTAACAGTAACAGTTATAGTGAAGCTGGTGGTATTTATGAAGAACTACGCGGTGTAGCTGGGGAACTACAAGTTCCTATTTGGAGTGCTTCACAGAGTAATCGTGCTGCTATGGATGAAGATATTATTCAGGCTAACAACATCGCTGATAGTTATCGTAAGATTATGACTGCTGACTTCGTTATGAGTCTAAGTCGTAAAGTTAACGATAAACAAGCGAATACTGCACGATTCCACGTAATTAAGAATCGTTTCGGACCAGATGGTTTGACATTCCCAAGTAAAATGAACGCTGGTTGTGGTCACATCGAAATTTATGGCGAAAATAGCCGTGAGGGTATGAGTATCTTGAATGAAATGATGGATGGTGAAAATCAAGTCAAAAAGGCTCTAAAATCCAAGTGGAACGTTCATAACAACGATGATGAAGAATAATTGATAGTATGTAACAGACAAAAAACGTACAAAAAAATTATTAAAAAGTTATAATCTAAACACAAAAAGAACTATCCAAAAGATAGTTATTTTTTACCCATATGAATAAAGAAATTTTTATAAAGAAACGAAATGGTAATACTGAAAAGTTCAATGCAGACAAAATCAATAAGATTTTACAATGGGCTACAGAAGACATAAAAGGTGTCGGATTTGAAGAAGTAGCAATGAATGCACATTTGTCATTTTTTGATGGAATGGCATCCAAGGACATTCACGCAATGTTAATTGAATCTTCTGCAAATCTTATTACAGAAGAGAAGCCAAACTATCAATTTGTGGCATCTCGTTTGTTGAATTATCAATTGAGAAAAAATGTTTGGGGAGGCAAGAATCCACCTAAACTATATGATCTAGTTAAAACTAATATTGATGCATTGGTCTATGACTCATCTATTCTTGATTGGTATAGTAAACAAGAGTTTGATAAGCTAGATGAATATTTAAAGCATGACCGTGATTTTAATTTCACGTATGCTGGTATCAAACAGTTGTGTGATAAGTACTTGGTACAAAACAGAGTTACCAAAGTAATTTATGAAACACCACAGTTTGCTTATATGCTTATCGCAATGACATTCTTTAAAGACTATAAAGAAAACCGTATTGAGTACGTAAAGAAAGCTTACAACTACTTTAGTAAACATAAGATTAACCTACCCACACCAATTATGGCTGGGGTAAGAACTCCAATGAAGAGTTATGCTAGCTGTTCACTATTCACAGTAGATGATGATCTACGTAGTATTTTCAGTAATAACAGTGCAGTTGGTTTTGCTACTGCAAGTCGTTATGGTATCGGATTGAATCTATCAAGACTACGTGCTACTAATGCTCCTATTCGTAATGGTGAAGTAGTACACACTGGTCCAATTCCATTTGCTAAAGCGTTTGAATCTACTGTAAAGAGCTGTCATCAAAATGGTATTCGTGGTGGTAGTGCAACTGTAAACTTCGCTTGGTTCCATTATGATATTCTAGACATTCTTGTATTGAAGAACAATCAAGGTACTGATGATAATCGTGTTCGTAAACTAGATTATTGTGTGGGGTTAGATAAACTAATCTTTGAACGTTTCTTGAAGAATCAAGATGTAACATTGTTTAGCTATCACGAATGTCCAAGTCTTTGGAATACCTTTGGTTTGGAAGGATTCAAGGAAAAGTATGAAAAGGCTGAAGCTAACAAGAACATTAAGTTCAAGAAGAAAGTACCTGCTCGTGAATTGATGGGACTACTTGCTAAAGAACGTCTTGAAACTGGTCGTATTTATACAATGTTTGTTGATCACGCAAATGAACACGGTAGTTGGTTAGATCAAGTAGATACAAGCAATTTATGTTTACATCCTGATACATTAGTTTCTACTATTATTGATAATATTCCTATGAAATTATCAATTAAAGAATTGAATGACTTGTTTAAACAAAATAAAAATATAAGTGTATTATCAAAAAATATAGACAATCAAGAAATTTCTTATAAAGAAGTTTTAAATTCAAATATAACCGGTGTTGATATGGAATTGTTAGAAATTACAGATGAAGAATCTGGATTTACAATAAAATGTACTGAAGACCATTTAATTTTTACTAAAAATAGAGGATATGTAAAAGCAAAAGATTTAAATGAATTAGATATTTTAGATGTTATATAAAAATAAATGAGTGGTTTACTTCACTGATATATACTTATATGAAGTAAACCACTCATTCATATGAAAAAATATATAATATACATGCATACAATTTTTGACAAATCTTATATTGGATATACATCCAAATCTTTAGAAGAACGATTGCACAAACATATAATAAATGCACTGAGTGGTATAGATACAAAATTTTATAGATGTATTAGAAACCACGGTCCAAAAAATATAATATCTAAAATATTAATTGAATGTAATGATGAAGTTGAAGTTAAACAATTGGAAAAAAATTATATCAAACAATATAATACATTTAAAACGGGATTAAATTCAACCGAAGGAGGAGATGGTGGTGATATAATAAATTCATTGAGTGATGAAAAATATAAAAAATTTATTGATGTAAGAAAAAAACTTTCAATCGGAAATAAAAATCCAAATTATTCAGGATATACAGATAAACAGATAATTGAAGAAGCAGTTAAATATTTTAATATTAATAAAAAATTGATATTCAATCATTGGTTTAAATTTTGTAGAACAAAAAAAATGCCTATCAATTATACAAAATTTAGATTTGATGGAGAAGGTAGAGTTGGATTTTTAAAACAACTAAAAAATGAATTAAAAATTAAAAATATAACTTTTAATGATTCTGATTTTGTATATGATAAAAGAGATAAAACGAGGTGTGAAAACTTATCTAAATCAATAATTGGTAGAAATTGGTACAATGACGGAAAAAATAATTATATGTTGTATTCAAATGACGGAAAAATAACAACATTAAATTTAAAAAAAGGACTTTTGAAATATGTTAAAAATTAAAAAAATAAAAGAAAAATCAGATGTATATGATATTACTGTAAAAGATAATAATAATTTTTATGCTAATAACATATTGGTTCATAATTGTCTTGAAGTGCATCATCCATTAATTCCTATTTATGATGTTAATGATCAAAAAGGAGAAATTGGAGTCTGTGTATTGGCAGCATTGAATTGGTTAGAAATTAAAGATGACAATGAAATGGAAAACGTTTGTGATATCATTGTAAGAATGTTGGATGCTTTGATTGATCATCAAGAATATTTCGTACCAGGCGCAAAAAACTTTGCTACTAAACGTCGTAGTCTAGGTGTAGGTGTAAGTAACTTGGCAGCTCTATTGGCTAAAGAAGGATTGAAGTATTGGGATGCCAAAGCTCCAAACTTCGTAGCTCAGTGGATGGAAAAGACCAGTTACTATCTAATCAAGGCTAGTGTTGAAATGGCAAAAGAAGTTGGTAAATGTGAAAAGTTTGATCGTACTAAATTTAGTCAAGGAATTCTTCCAATTGATACTTATAAGAGAGACATTGATGAATTCATCACTGAACCTCTACATATGGATTGGGAAGCTCTAAGAGAAGAAATCAAGAAGTATGGTATGAGACACAGTACACTTACTGCATGTATGCCTGTGGAAAGTTGTCTATCATGGGATACATCAGTAGTAACAATTGATGGAAAGAAAACATTCCATGAAATATGTGAAAGTGGTGAAATTGACTGGAAATCTATTGAAGATAACAATTATATTGGATGGTATTCATTGAAATATCCAATATCTGTTAAAACTTTAGAAGGGATAAAACAAGTCGATAAGATATATTATAATGGAAAAAAATCAACATTTAATATAGAAATGGAAAATGGCATTGTTATAAAATGTACCGCCAATCATAAATTTTTGGTTAAGACTGAAAATGGCGATGTATGGAAACATGCATATGAATTAGAAGAAAATGATGATATAGTTGAAATATAATGTATTATATGCCTGTTGGGTTATATTTATATCTAAATCCAACAGGCATATATGAAATTAACTGAAGTAACTAACAATGATAATCTTAAATTATTTAAGAAAGAAATGAATTTAGATTTTTTGGATGACAATGAAATATTAGAAACATGTAAATTTTGTATTGAAAATAAAATTTCAAAACGAGAATTGAAGAGATTTTCATCTGGTCAAACCAAAAAAACATTTGATAAAAAAAGAATACCAATTTTCATATCACATGTTAAATTGCTTACGGGAAAACCGGTAATCTATGAACCATCATATTATAAATATAAATTTAATTTAACGGATGAAGAGTCAATACAATATATTGAAAATTTAAAAAAATCAAAATCTACTTCATTGGAATCTTTTATAAAAAGACATGGTGATGTTGTTGGCAGAGAAAAATTTGATAAATTTAAAAAAACTTCATCATATACAAATTCAGATGAAAGATTTAAAAAATTATATGGTGATAGATGGCAATTTGAAAAGAAAAAATATACTGAAGAAAGTAATAGACTAACAGTATCACATTGGATGAAAAAAGGAAAAACATTGGATGAATCAAAAAAGATAATATCTGAAATACAGAAAAATTCAGCCGGTGTAAATAAACAATATTGGATTAATAAAGGATATTCAAATGATGAAATTAATGCGGTGATATTAAAAATAAATAAGAAAAAAGGATTGCATAATAGAAATAAGTTATTTTTAAAAAATCACTATCCAAATTCGTGGGAAGAAAAATGGTTTAGTTCTATAAACAAAATTAGAAAAAATATGGAAGATTGTGGACGTTGGATAAAAAACGATTTATTAGATGATTTTATAAAATATAAAAAATTAGTATGGGTATATACAAATTTATCTATACAAGAATATGAATTGAGTGATATTGATAAACGATCTACAAAATTTAGTTTGGATCATAAATATTCAATAAAAAAAGGTTATGTGGATGATATTCCTGCAAAAATTATTGGATCTATCTGTAATTTAGAAATTATTCCGTCAATTGAAAATTCAAAAAAGAAAGAAAAATGTTCAATTTCAAAAGAGAAATTGTTGGAAAACTACAAAAATTTAATAACAACATATGAAAGTAAAAAAAATAACAAATAATGAATCATTAATACCTACTTATGATTTGGAAGTACCTGATTGTCATCATTATCCCATTGAATGTGGATTGGTGTCACATAATTCCAGTGTAATTCAAAGTAGCACTAATGGCATTGAACCACCTCGTAGTGCTATTAGTTTCAAAGGAAGCAAGAGTAACATTTTGCCTGTGGTAGTTCCAAATATTGATAAGTACAAGGATAATTATACCTTTGCTTTTGATATGCCAAGTAATGAAGGATATTTAAAGGTAGCTGCTGCTATTCAGAAGTTCACAGATATGAGTATCAGCACCAACACTTACTATATTCCTTCCCGTTATGAGAAGAATAAAGTGCCTGTAGAGGTTGTTATTAAAGATATTTTGTTGGCATACAAGTATGGATTGAAGAATCTATATTATGCCAATACAGATGACGGTGATAAGCAAACAGCTATGGAAACAAAAACTGTTGAAGTAAAACCAGTAGTACAAGAATCCGGTTGTGAAAGCGGAGCTTGTGCTCTATAATAGGAGGACATATGAAGACAGTACTAAATAAGAAAAATATAGATCAATTACGTAATCCAATGTTCTTGGGAGAAGATCTATCGCTACAACGATATGATCAAATCAAGTATCCCAAGTTTTACGATCTGTATGATCAACAGCTAAACTTCTTTTGGCGACCACAAGAAGTGTCACTGGTAAAAGATATCAGTGATTACAAGAATCTTTCTCCTGAAGAACGATTTGTTTTTGATAGTAATTTAAAGTTTCAAACTATGACTGATAGTATGTTGAGTCGTAGTATTCACGAACTGATGAAACATTGCACCAACAGTGAATTGGAAATTTGTATGAATGCATGGAGTTTCTTTGAAACCATTCATAGTAACAGTTATACATACATTCTTAACAATGTTTATCCAGATGCTACCAAGTTCTTTGATAGTGTTTTGGAAGATCAAGAAATTGTTAAAAGGGCTAATGCAATCAGTAAGAAGTATGATCAACTACTAGCACCATCAGATGATGTTAAACAACAATTGTTTGATGCGGTATTGGCAACTCAGATCACTGAGGGGTTGATTTTCTATGTATCATTTGCTTGTAGTTTCTACTTTGGATATCGTGGAAAGATGGAGGGTAACAGTAAGATTATTAAGTTTATCAGTAGAGATGAAAATCTTCACGTTGCTATTACCCAGAACATTATGAAGAACTGGATTAATAACCCAGAAGAAGGATTCCAAGATGTTGTTAAGAAGAATGAAGACAAGATCTACGCTGCTTATGAAATGGCAGTTAATGCGGAAAAGGATTGGGCAGATTATCTATTCAGTAAAGGTAGTTTGATTGGTTTGACCGCAGAAAGTTTGAAACATTATATTGAATGGTTGGCTAATAACAGACTATCTAGTATGGGATATAAGAAGTTGTATCCTACTGCCAAGGTTAATCCATTGGCTGGATGGTTGGATAGTTACTATGACAGCAAGAAGTTACAAGTAGCTCCTCAAGAAACTGAATTGAGTAGTTATGTTAAAGGAGTTGATAATACCATCAGTGAAGGTGCTTTCGATGACTTCAAATTGTAGTTTACATTTGTAAATAGTTAAAAAATGTAACGGGTACTTTAATTAGTATCCGTTTTTTATTATATTTATATTCATCTCTATTATGGAAATCATTTTTGCATATCTTGAAAAAATATTGGTAATAAGCGCAGCTGGAGGTGTTCTTTTTGGAGCATTCAAGTGGGTATTTACTTTAAATCGGAATGTGAAAGAAATTCTAAAAGAAGTTAAACCTAATTCTGGAACTTCTTTGAAAGATCAAGTTGCTAAGATTGAAAAGCAGGTAAGTTGTGATAGTAATTTAATTAATACCATATGTAGAAGACAAAAATGGATATTGGATAATAGACCCGAACCAATATTTGAATGTGATACCAATGGTAATTGTACGTGGGTAAATGAAAAATATTGTCAATTATTGAAACACGATGTGGAATATTTCTTGAATAATGGATGGAAAAACGGTGTACACAGAGAAGATTTAGAAATGGTGGAAAAAGAGTGG